GCAGCCACCCCCGGGGTGCCTGGCTGCGTTGAAACCCCGATTTACGGGGGTATTGGCACCTTGAGAAGATGCGAGGCTCTCTTTGATGAGCTTACGGGTGAGGCTACACCAACACAAGCCACAACTGGAGCCGAAGGGGCTTCCGACAGTGAAGCTACACTAGAACAAGCTTTCAGGGAGGGCGTAGCCTTAAATGAGCTCGCAGGTGAGGCTACACCTAGACAAGCCAACCGATCCAAAGAATACGAGTGGATCGAAGTGGAGGAATTTGAACCGTACGCTGACGTAGACGGACGGTTTTACCTTCAGGGAGCACGAGAGTATACGCTGCCTTACCTTTTTCTTTTAGAATCTCAACTCAATGGTCACAATGGTTCCGTGACTGGTAGCGACGACGTTCCTCGAAGAACGAGGATTCCATCGGACGTGGGTGCGACGTCTAAGACCATTGAGGTCGTCAGAAAGAAAAACGTGAAGGTTGAGGTGATAAGCGATGCTGAGGCAAGTCGTCGCCGTGCACAGTCGGCAGCAGATCGGAACGAATTTGCCAAACGACAGAGGAAGGAAGCAGACACTAATCGGCACCGCAAGACCCCCCGTACAGCACCCAGGGAGAAAAGGGAATTGTCCACACCTGCGGTGGCAGAAGCAAAGACGGATTCACGGATTGCATTTGGGGCTAAAGGGGACTGTTTAGGGCTTAGTAGTCGAGTGGATGCTAAGACGCCATCTTCTGCGCCTTCCAGCAATGGAAAACAGGGTGTTGCCAAAGCTTCTGTTACCGTAGCTTCAGTTGCGACGGCGGCGACTGACAGAAAACCGGCCGCAAAGTCGGTGGACCCTACGCTGAAACGCGACGCGGATGGCAGGCTCATTGTTGGAGGCGGTTGTCAGGGTGTGGCTCCAGATCGTTTGCCTCGGAAGGAACCCGTTCAGGTGGAACAAGCCACAGATGATGGTTCGAAAGCGGTGATTAAAGTTTCCAAGCCACCTGAAGACAACGAAATCAGGAAACCTCCGACAGTGTGTGATGCCTCCGTCCAGGTTGACTCAGACGACGACGCCTCTGGAACGAAGAAACACAGGAGTCCATCTAAGCTTCGTAGGTTGGCTAAGAGGGCGGAAGGACGCGCCATGGACTTCCAAAGTGTTAAGGACTTTGTTGAAACCACGTTGGTAAGTATGGCGCCACAAGATCCTAGTGTGTACCCAGTGTCTCAACATTTCGTCAACGCCGTAACTGGACCCAACGTGTCAAGTTACGTACGCTCTAGGATTTTCCAGAAACTGACCATCGAGGATTTGAAGTCTCGCAATAAGTCATGGAGCCAGGTGTTACTCGAGTTACAAGAACGGCGCGCGATAGATGACCCAACCGTCGTAGGCCTTTGCGAGCACGAGGATAATCAGTTGAAAGCGGCTTTGGAACAAGTGGAGTCTTTGACTTATTTTCGGGAAGTCTTGGCTGAAAAAGTCGTTTTGGAATACGCCTGCTACTCCCCGGAGATGCGATTGTTTTTCCAACACGTGGAGTACCTTTTATACACACAGACTTATCCTGCGTTACCGTTACAAGATCCTTATAATTTTCCTCTAGTCGTTGAACCATACGCAATTATGGTTTCGCGGCGCTGGTTAACCGTGTTTCGAGCTGCGGTTTTGACGCAGTTGATAGCGAATCCGTTGTACCGATTTGGATTTCGAGTTGCTGAGAAGCTGATTTCAGCCTCTAACAACGACGGAATCCGACTCGAGCACGTTGAAGCCCGCTATGACAAGGAGTGCGTCGAGTTCCAGTTGCGCATTGATCCAGAGAAAAATCCCCCAGTTTCTAAGGCCCTCCGACTAGTTAGACAAATACCCAGTGACCCGAACACCGATTATTTAAATCTTGGTGTGTCGAGTGCTATAGGGAAGATTTCATTAGGCGGCAAGGTACGCAAATTTAAAGTAGAGATGGTGCCAAAAGCGTCGTCTGTCGAGGAACCCGTAATCCGTTATCAGAATATGAAGAACGTGGATACCGGCTTGGCGTTGAAACTTAAATTTGTGGAAGTGGCTAGTAGGAAACCAAAGAATTCGTTTGGACGCGTATCAGAAATGACTCGTGCGTACAGGCGTTTTAGATATTTTCTGGGACACCTTGGGCAACATTACGTGCGTCGTTGCTTACCCGCTTTTGCGCATGATGTGAACCATAGGAGATTCCCTATGCAGTTGGAGGTTGCCAATCCATTTAAAGCCAATCATGAGGTGGCTTTTTGGGAAGGAACCAGAACAGCGAATTTGGGATACGACGGGTACGAAGAGAACGTTTTGATTGAAGAAGATTTATTGGGGGAAATGTTACGAGAGCACGCCTCCACCAATTCTTTTTCAACCGACCTTCAAAGTCGCCTGTTGTATTCTGGAAGGAAGTGGCTAGTTGAGCACACCAATGTGCCCGCCACGGAAGTCGTGCTGTTGAATAATACAGTGAGGTACGCTTATTTGCAGCTTCAAGTTAATAGAGCTGCATTAAATGAGGTACTTGTGACGACCGTTATTAGCACGCCCTCCTGACGCTGGGGGAAATACATGGACCAATTCAAGTACTTGCACGGGAGTACTCTGGAGGTCCTAACCAAACTCACTCCCGAGTTTGTTTATAAACCCGTGCCCGTTGATCTAAGCTTACTCGACTTAGACAAAATGCGACGTAATCCTAATAACCAGAAGTGGATGGATTTTGAAAGTATGACTCCTAACTTTGAAGGTAATGAGTTGGAGTATGATAGTGAGTACCGCAGCGCTTTTGGAGTGTTCATATTGGACGGATTGACCATGCCAGGATCCGGCCCGTGTGAGTGTAAGACAGCCATGGCGCGAATGATAGCTTTGAGGCAACCCACTAAGGTTGGCTTCAGCGATCGTTTGGCTGCAAACCAAGACGATTTGTCCACCCGTTTTGAATTAGAGTTGAACGAACTCGTTTCATACGTTAAGGGAAGGTGGGTTAATCGCAACCCCGAGACTTTGCTCCCGGCATGGGTTCACGCTCCGCACCAGAAGAGGAAACTTAGGGAACGGACCAACGGTGAATGCATGGAGCATGGTAGGATGGATTTTGACGACGACAAGCCAGTTGATTTTAAGTTAAAATTCGG